CTGGACAAGTAACCCTTTCCGTACAGGACATCGACTTCACTTCGCCTGCCGCAATGCAGCTGATCTTGAATGACTTGATGGGCGAGTACATGATCGCTTCTGACAACTTGGCAGCAGACAACATGCTCACCGCAGCAACATCATCTGGTGTCTGGGACGGAACAGTTGCCGACTTGCTCAAGTCTGTATACGACGCAGCAAGCGACATCTCAAGCAACCGCAACTGGCTGCCAACCCACATGTTCGTGTCCGTCGATGTCTGGGCGCAATTGGGCCAGCTCGCAGATACAACGGGCCGTCAAATCTTCCCGTTGATCGCCAACGGTCTCAGCGGATACAACGCCGCAGGATCGCAAAGCGCAACATCATGGAACGGCAACCCACTCGGCTTGCAGCTTGTAGTTGACAGCAACTTCGCTGCCAAGACAATGATCATCACCCGTGTTGGTCAAGGCCAAGGCGATGCTTACGAGTTCTACGAGTCCATTCGTGGCCTCATGAGCGTAGAGCAGCCTTCAGTTTTGGGACGCAATATGAGTTTTCATGGCTATGTATCGACCTTCGCTGCAATCTCTGGAATGATCCGCAAGATCACACAGGCCTAGTCGAGAGCGGAGCATCCGCTCATGGCTGTTTACAGCGTTACTCAAAAGTATCTAATTGACAACTACGCCGTACTGCAACTTCTGACCCCATCGGAAATTGCAGTCGGCCAGTCAATTACAGTCGCATCAGTCGATGCAACATTTAACGGCACTTACACTGTTCGCGCATTGCCCCAGTATCTGTACATCGGTATAGACACTGAGGGCGATCTGCTCTATGACATAAATGTGCCTATTGCTAATCAAGTGCTTTACGCCAAAACCGCTAGCGATGTCGAGCGAGTAGCAGCTTCGGGAAGCGTTACTTACACTCAGACTTGTTCGTGGGTTACTGCCGCGCAGCTTGTTACTTACCTTGGCGTACAGATCACTAACCCGTCAGACGATTACACGCTGATCACTCAGGCCGTATCGGCTGGCAATGACTTCGCATATCGTCGCCGTCAAGAGGCTGGCTACATCGACAGTCTCACAACGAGTCCGGGTGGAGATGCCACTCTCGGCACACTCATGTACTGCGCGGCCCTCTGGCGCAGCCGTGGCTCGCTTGAAAACACTTTTGCATCCTTTGACGGAATGGGCACAGCGCCACAGCAGAGCCTCACACCGATCGTTAAACAGTTGCTGGGCATCGACAGGCCTGCCTGCGCCTAATGGCTTACACAGACGCTCTCAACGGGGCTATTGACAGCCTCACGACCACACTCACAGCGGTCACTGGCCTCAGAGTGGTAAATGATCCAACCCGTCTTGTTCCAAATTGCGTTTACATAGATGCGCCGTCCTTTACGACGATCGCTGGCAACGGCAACATCATCCGCATGGACTTCCCAATCAAGGTCATCGGCTCAGGCCCAGCAGGCCTACCAGTCCTACGCAGCATCCTTGACATCGTCAGCAAAGTCCTACTCAGTCCAATCATCGTCATGGCAGGCCGTCCCAGCAACCTAGAAATTGGTGGGCAGCTCTTCCCGTGTTACGACCTCGACTGTGGCATACAAGCACAAAGCGCATAAGGAGAAACATGTACACCATCATCAGCCCACGCCTCGGAACCCCGGGCGATCAGTTCATCCCAGAGGAAGGTGTCAACATTGACGCACTGCTTGACGGCGGCCTGATATCCACCGACAGCGTAAAGAAATCATCTAAAGTCAAATCAGAACCCAAGGAGCAATAGACATGGCTATCAGCAGCACTTACCTTTCTAACCCAAGCATCACGATCAACTCGGTTGACTTGTCCGATCAGTGCACAAGCGCGGTCATCAACTATGTGTCGGAACAACTTGAAAATACGACATTTTCCAACACTTCGCGCAGCTTCACATCTGGCCTGTACTCGAACACCGTGACCGTAACTCTTTATCAGAGCTACGCAGCAACCGAGACCGAAGCCAGCATCTACAGCCTCGTAGGCACAACCACAACGCTTGTCTTAAAGCCAAGTTCATCGGCTGTCGGTGCTGCGAACCCTTCGTACACTTTGACGGGCGCGTTCTTGTCGGCACACACACCGATCAACGCTTCGCTCGGTGAATTGTCCACGATTGACCTCACATTCGCTGGCGGCGTTTTAACTAAAGCCGTCGCATGATCTCGCGGCATCAGCCGCTGAGAATTACAAGTAGCAAGACCGCACAAGCGGAGCCTTGCCCGACAAAGGAGAAACTATGAAAGTCAAACTATCTATCGACCTTGGCGACGGTAAGCCAGCGCGCGAGATGACTACCAACATGCTTGCCATTGTTGACTGGGAACGAACAGAGAACCGTCGATCAGCAGACGGCAAAGGCATCGGGTTCAGCGACATGTGCTGCTGGGCTTTTACGCTTTGCAAACTTGCTGGAGACAAAGTGCCAGCCAATTGGCGCGAGTGGGTTGCCGAAAATCCTGACATGACCATTACACCTATTAACGAGGTAGCAGACGAGACCCCTTTCATCGAGGGACTTGGCGGCGAAGCCTCTGCGAAGTCCTAGCGTTAACAGGCTTCTGGCCAAAGGAGATCGAGTTCACTATGCGAGACCTGAACACCGTCACCTATGTGCTTGAGCAGATGCACCGTAAGAAGTAACCATGCCTGTCTCTCACAGCGTCGAAGTAGTCGGTCTTAAAGAAACGATTAACGCCTTACGCAAGATTGACCCACAGCTGCAAAAAGACTTTAAGGCTGACGCGACAGCAATCGCACAGCCAGCCATTCAAGCTGCAAAACTTGCATACAGCCAGTTTCCATTGTCAGGCATGGCGCGCAAGTGGTCTGATCGAGGCCGCAAGATATTCCCGTTCACTATTGCCAGCGCACAGTCAGGCGTAAAGATGCGCTTTGATACTCGACGCAACGCTGTCGGCGTGATCCTTATCGAGCAAAAGAACCCAGCGACAGCAGTGTTTGAGGGTGCAGGCCGTAAAGACACAAATCGTTTAGGCACATCACTTGACTCTGTGAGCAGTGAGCGCGGCTTTGCAATGGCCATGCCGGGTAGGACTCGACTAATCGGCCCAGCGGTCTATAAAGCGCGGCGCGGTATTGAGTCCGAAATGGAAAAGATGGTGCTTAAGACCATTAACGAAATACAGAAAGACCTGAACTAATGGCACTGTCAATCCCTATCATCAGCGAGTTTCAAGGCGGCGGCGTTGACAAAGCCATCAAACAGTTTCAGCAGCTCGACGGCGTAGGCGCAAAGACAGGCTTCGCACTTAAAAAAGCGTTTCTGCCTGCCACTGCCGCGCTCGGTGCTTTAACTGCTGGCATCGGTCTAGCCACCAAGGCGGCAATGGAAGATGAGGCTGCACAACTTGAACTGGCTCGCCAATTACGCACCACGACACAAGCCACAGATGCCCAGATCAAAGCGGTCGAGCAGTCAATAAGCGCGTTTAGCAAACAGACCGCTATGGCTGACGACCAGCTGCGCCCAGCGTTGGCAAATCTTGTGCGCGCTACAGGCTCGCTTGAGTTGTCCCAGAAAGCAATGTCGGTCACTGCCGATCTGGCTACAGCCAAGAACATTGACATGGAGACTGCCAGCGTCGCGGTGTCTAAAGCTCTTGCAGGCCAGACTGCCGCGCTTATTAAATTAGACCCATCGCTGAAGGGCGTTATTGACTCGTCCTCGAGCGCCGATGAAATTATGCAGGCTCTCAATGGCTCGGTCGGCGGTGCTGCTGAGACTTTTGCCAATAGTGCTGAAGGCGGTCTAAAGAACTTTGGCATTCAGATGGATGAATTAAAGGAGAGCATCGGAGCAGCGTTTATTCCTGTCATGGAGAAACTGCTGCCTTATGTGCTGGACTTTACGACATTCCTACAAGAAAACACAAAGGCGCTGCTTATTGTTGTCGGCGCGATCGCAGCCATGACCGCAGCCATAGTGACCGCCAACATCGCTATGAAGGCTTACAACGCTTTACAGATCGTCATTACGGCAGCCAACGCTGTGCTGGCAGGCTCATTCACCACGGTATCGCTATCGGCTGGTGTATTGGCTAAAGGCTTGGGCGTAGTCATGATTACCCTTGCCGCGCTGTACGAGCTGTACCGCGAAGGCCCTCGAGCAATCGCCGAGTTCATGCTGCCGTTTAAGCAGTTCGCTGTTGGCGTGTACAACTCGGTGAAGGTAGTTGCCAACGGAATTAACCAAATAATTAACGCTGCGATCATTGGACTGAATCAACTGATTAACGCGCTGAATGTCATACCGGGTGTCAGCATTGACCTAATACCGCTAGTGCCAATGCTTGACTACACCGCACTGCCAGAACTAGATACCCCAGCTGCTCGAGGCTCAGGCTTTGCGCGTGAAGGCGGCACAGGGTCTATCGGCACAAGTCCTATGGCAATGATCGAGTCAGCGCTAGTAGCCCCAGCCCCAGCTGCAGGCGGTGGCGGCGGTAAGTCCTCAAGCGTCCTTGACCTAAGCAAGAACTATGCAGGCAACATGGGCGGCAACTACGGCATCACAGGCAACGCTGGCGACTTCTCCAGCCTCTTTGATCAGTTCATGGTCGAGCGCGGCACACCGATCACAGTCAATGTCAACGGCGGTCTAGCCACATCAGCAGACATTGGGCGTGCTGTAGTGAACAGCATTAAAGCCATGAACCGAGTGGACGGCCCAGCACAAATACAGGTCGCCTGATGGCTACCACAATCGTGCAATCAGGGTCTTACGATCTTAAGATCGCTACAGGCTTTCTCATTGACGCGTTCACGCTTGACGACCCAGTGAAGGGCTTGCTGGACTCGACTGAATATGTCCTAGACGGAACGACAGAGCTGGCATCCGTAATTGACGGCGCTACAGGCATCAGCGTGTTTCGTGGACGCAGAGACATCGGCGACCAGTTCACTGCTGGCACGATGAGCTTTGATCTCAACGACACATTTACGGGCGGCATCTTTAACCCATTCGATACACAGTCACCGTATTACGACACCGATCAGGCAATACCGGGTCTAGCGCCTATGCGTAAGGTCGTGCTTAGTCGTGAAGGCGAGGAACTGTTTAACGGCTACATCGTGGATTATTCTTATAATTTTAATTTGGGCGGCCTTGACACAGTTTCAGTTTCCTGCGCCGATGACTTTTATCTACTTAGCCAAACTTACATGAACGAGTTTAATGTGACCGAGCAACTGGCGAGCGCTCGAGTAGCAGCAGTCTTAGACCTACCCGAGGTAAACGCTTTTACTGGAGTAGGTGAGCGCAGCATTGAGACCTCAACGATCACGCTTGGCGGAGCAGCTGCTTACACCGTCCCTAACGGCACATCGGTCGCGGCGTACATGGCCAAAATTAACGAGTCGGTACAAGGCCGCATTTTTTGCTCAAGATCAGGACAGTTTGTGTTCCAAGATCGCATCGGTGACACGCTCTCAGCGTCATCAGCAGACTTCCACGACGACGGCTCAGCAATCCCTTACGACAATGTAGGCATCTCGTTTGAGGCTAATCAAGTCATCAACAGGGCATCAGTAACCCACGCTGGGGCAACAACCCCAGAGATCGCCGAGGACTTGACAAGTCAGGCCACCTACTTTATTCAGACCACAGCGATTAGTGATGCCCTAGTCCACAACGACACAGCAGCCCTTGACCTAGCCAACTACCTGCTCGTAGGCCAGCCAGAGGCGCGCTACACCAATGTGTCCACCCTGTTTGCATCCCTCACCGATGCCCAGCGCGACACTGTGGCAGTCCTTGAAATTGGTAACACCGTGACAATCGAGAAGTCATTTACCAGCGCAGCCACGATCACATCGCTGGCGCAAGAACTAGCGATCGAGGGCATCCAGCATGAGATTGACCTGTCAACAGGCCACAGGATCACCCTGTTTACCTCACCTACGACGCTCGTTTTTGAGCTGATTTTGGACGACAGTGTGTATGGTCGCATAGATGAAGAAAATGTCTTAGGATAAAACCATGCCATTGACTACATACACCGCCGGTCAGGTGCTCACGGCGGCCTCGCTTAACGCAAACTTTGCTTTTGCGGCTGCTGGTGGGTTGACACTAATAAAAACTCAAACTATTGGAAGCGCAGTTGCAAGCGTTGCTGTTACTGGAGCATTTAGCACAGATTACGACAACTATGTTGTAGAAGTTTCTGCTTCATTAAGTTCCACAACTGGCTACTTGCTTATGACAATAGGTGGATCGGCTGGATCAACTTATTCGTGGGGCGCATCAACCACAACATTTGCAGCAAACAGCGCCGACGCGCAAAACAACACGACATCATGGAAAATTGGTCAATTAGGTACAACTTCTTTAGGCGCGCAAGTAAGCCTGCAATCACCCTTCTTGACTAAGTACACGACCATCCAATTTGGTGGAACAAGCGATAACGCTGGCATTTGGGGTGTTGGCATAGATAAAAATGCAGCGAGTTCGACTGCTTTTACTTTGACACCAGCAGCTGGAACTATCACGGGCGGCACTATTAAAGTGTTCGGCTACTCGAACAGTTAGGATTGACAGTGACTTATCAAGAAGCAGTAGCCCTATACCCACATGACCAAGTCAACATACAAATTGACGACATCGTTCGCCCAATGACCCCAGCAGAATACGAAGAGTTTATACAACGCCAAGTCAATTACGAACCCTCACCCGAGTCGTAATGCGATGGCGTTACCTATTTGGCTGCACAATCTTGATAGCAGTAGTGGCTTGGGGCTGTAGTGGATGCAGCACAACAAGACACAACATTGAGCCAAACAGGTGCTCGACGAGATCGGCTTGCGATGTCGCCAGAGGATAAACACGCCCGACTAATCCTGATCGTTGGCATCACCATGTCAATCTGTTTTGCTGCAATCGTGCTGGGCTTTGTAATCGGATTGCTATTCATTAGCCAGCCACTTGAGCAAGCCCCTAACGACGCTGCCTTCATCGACCTACTCTCGACCGTTGTCGTGTTCCTTACAGGATCACTCGGCGGCCTATTAGCATCTAACGGAATGAAAAAAACTAAACAGACAGGGACAACAGATGAAACCAAGTGATAAAGCAATGATCTCGACCTACATAAACAGCGCTATCGCAGCAGCCGTCGCGCTCTACATGTCAGGCAACACCGACCCCAACGACCTACTCGGCGCAGCCATCGCAGCTGTAGCACCACTATTCATCGGCTATGTCAACCCAAAAAACAAGGCTTATGGCATCGGCAAAAACCCCGAAGCCTAAAGCACCGACGCTCACTGTCGTTCCAGACAAACTTGAGCGCCACTATCACAAGTTGATAATGCCGTCAACGCTTGCGCATGTAACCCCGGGTGAACTACCAGCAGGGCTGCTTGTCGATGTGAAGCCTTACGGCAAACTGCATCCTTTAGCAGCTGACGCATACATGGCTTTAAGAGATGCAGCCTTTGCTGCTGGTCTCAAGACCTTTAAGCCGACATCGGCAGCCGACTGTTATCGCAGTATTTCTACACAGACCGCTGGCTTCCTTGCGCGCTACCAGACACAGCCGATCGCAGGCGCATCGACGCGCACATGGAAAGGCAACACTTATTATCTCAAGCCGAACTGTGCGCCGATGGCGGCCCCTGGCTCATCGCGGCATAATCTCGGGCTGGCCTGTGACATTTCGGATGCATCAGAAACAGGCCGCATGCAATTCATGCTCAAAAACATTCAGGATTACGGCTTTACATGGGAAGTGCAATCAGAGCCATGGCACATCTTTTACTATGTCGGCGACCGTGTTCCAGCCCTTGTGCAGCAATGGAAACAGGCTAAATCCTTGCTTTAGTCACACCCATTGCCTAGGGTCGATGTACCGACGGAAGGCAAGCGAAAACCATGGACGCAAAGACCTACATCTACGAGGT